GCACAGGCTCAGTTGGCTATGCAGTCTGCTCAAGCTCAGATTGCAGTACAGACTACCCAAGCAGAGCAAAATCGTGCTGAAGCGCAAAAATTGATGACTGAAGCGCAATTGATGCCTATGGAGTTACAAGCTAAGAGCATGGCGGCTAACACCAAGAACTTACCAAATGATGCTGATTTAGCCTCAAAAGAGTTTGATAAGAGGGTTAAGATTGCTGATCTGATGCTTAAAGAAGCTGATATTAAGAACAAGTCAAAGATTGTTGAATTGCAGATGGCTGATAAGTTAAATGCTCAGAATAAAGTAAAACAAGACTTCTTGTCTAAACTTACAGATGGTTTAAAGAATGGCTAATATAAAAGAGCTAATCCAAAGTATTGAGTCGGGAGATTCGTCTTTTGATGACAAGTTAGCCGCCATCAATCAGATGGAGGAAACACTTGTTGCCATGCGAGAGCAAGAACAAGAAGCCATTGATGACAATGTAGAGTTGATTATCGAAGCTCTTAAAACTATTGAAGCCAAAGTAGAAGCCAAACTAAGAATAATCCCTGAAAAGGGAGAGCAAGGCATCCAAGGTCAAAAAGGTGAGCAAGGCGACCGAGGCTTAGATGGCGCTCAAGGAAGAGATGGAAAGCCTGGTCTTGATGGTAAAGATGGACTAGACGGAAAAGATGGAATCAGCGTCCAAGATGCCAAGATTGACTTTGATGGCTCATTAGTCATTACTTTATCTGATGGCAGAGAGATCAACGTAGGCGAGGTAGTTCCTGTTGATGTTGCTCAGACAATCCATAAGATTCAGAGTGGATCAGGTGGTGATTCACAGACAACTTTAAATGCTATTGCTGCCCTACAAGCCACTATCGCCAGTTATGGCACGATGGCAACACAGAATGCCAACAACGTAGCCATCACAGGTGGCACAATCAACGGCACAACAGTTGGAGCAACAACCCCTGCGGCTGGTACGTTTACTACGCTTACTGCTCAGACAGAAGTGTTAAAGGGCACTGGAAACAACATTGTTCTTTATTCTCAGGCAATAAATGGAACAAACTGGTCAACATTAAATTCAGCAACATTAACTGGTAATTCAACAACGGCCCCCGATTCAACTTCAACCGCATCAACACTAACTGCATCTGGGACGCAATCTGCCGCTAGAAGGGGTTTAAATTCTCCGTATACCGCTACATCAGGTGAGGCATATACCGCTTCTATTTACTTTAAAGCAGGAACGGCAAACTTTGGTTGGATAAGCCTTACGTTTATGGGTGCGTCTAGCTATGCTTGGTTTAACTTAAACACAGGCGCAGTTGGAACAACTAATTCTGGAGTAACGGCAACAATTACATCTGTAGGAAACGGATGGTATAGATGTTCTGCTTCAGGTGTTTCTACAAATGCTTTTCCTTATGTTGACTTTGGTATTTCTGGTGCAGACAATACAACAACAGTTACATCAGGAACAACAATTTTTCTTTGGGGTGCTCAATTAGAAATTGGTACAACACTCGGAGCATATGTTCCAACTACATCCGCTATTGTTTACGGAACTCCAACCCTATCCTTTTCAGGTGTTTCCACAATAGGATTACAGTCTGATGGTTCTCTGTATGTCCAACCTGCGGGTACTGGTGCATTACAAGCACAAGCCACTACATCATCTGCTACTGGTGGTAATGCTCGTGGTGCTAATGCTGTTGATTGGCAGACAAATAGGGGTTCTGCGTCAATGGTTGCAAGTGGTTCAAGTTCTGTTTTAGTTGGTGGACAAAACAATACTTCTAGTTCTTACGCATCTTTTTTGGGCGCTGGTGCAAATAATTACTCACAAGCATCAAATTCATTTGTAGGTGCTGGCAATTCAAATTTAGTTAATCTTTCTGGTACTTATGCGGCTATTGTTGCTGGTAATGGAAATACTGTTCAAGGGTATGCAAACTTTGTTGGTGCTGGTACAAATAACTCAGGCACATCTGGTTCTGCGGTAACAACACAGTCTGCAACTATGAATGGAACTACGGCAGTTACTTTGTCTGGTTCTAATGCTTCAATTAAAGTTGGTCAGCTAATCGCAGGAACATCTATTGCAAGTGAAACCTATGTAGCCGCTATCAGTGGCACATCACTTACGCTGTCTAAGGTAGCAAGCGGTTCATCAACATCAACCCTATCCTTTTTTACCCCTCATGGAGTAGTAGTAGGAGGAGGTAACAATCAGGCCACAGGCTCTTACAGTTTCATCGGGGGCGGAGGCGATGCTGGTACTGCGGGTAATCGTAATGTTGCTAGTGGGGATTTTTCTGTAGTCTGCGGTGGCACAAAAAATACTGCTAGTGGCCTATCGTCTTTTATTGGTGGCGGTGGTCGTGATGCTAATGGTAATGTTCTTGCCAATTTAGCAAGTGGTGTAATTTCATTTATTGGCGGTGGTTTTAATAGCACAGCTTCAGCACAAGGAACGGCCATTGCGGGTGGGGCTTCTCATCTTGCTTCTGGTCAATATGGCGCAATTATGGGAGGTGCTAGGGGTTCAACAAGAGCTATTGAAGGAAATCATGTTTTCCCTGCTTGCGTAATACCAATTGCTGATGGATACGTTTCGCAAGCCGCTTTATTAATTTTGGCTCGTCAAACTACAGATGCTACTGCAACGCTTCTAACAAGTAATGGTAATACTGCGGCAGCCTCAAATAACCAAGTAATCCTACCCAACAACTCAGCTTACACTTTCCGAGGTGAAATTGTTTCATGTGTTACAGGTGGTGGAAACTCAAAGAGTTGGACTATTGAAGGTCTAATTAAACGTGGCGCAAATGCCGCCGCTACAACTCTTGTTGGTAGCACAGTCACATCTATGTTTGCAGACGTAGGTGCGGCAACTTGGACTATTGGACTAACTGCCGACACAACCAATGGTGGTTTATCAGTAACATTTACAGGTCAGGCATCGACTACTATTAGAACAGTCTGCCAGATTCGTACAACAGAGGTAACCTATTAAGGACTAACATGGCTCTCAAGATAACAGCAGTAAATTCGACAAACGGACAGTCTGAAACACAGGCTTATGCCCGTATCACAAACTTCTTTGGTACAAAAGACCAAATCCAAGTTCAAGTGGAAATCCATGCGACAGAGGAAGCCCGTAAAGCGGGATGGCCTTCTATCCAACAACAGGCTCATTACATTGGAATGGAGTCACTTGAGGGTGATTTAATCCCTGCAATTTATAATGTCCTGAAGACTTTTACTCAGTACGCTGGTTCTGAAGACGTATGACCCCTGAATTAGAAAAATACTATACAGATCGTTTTGAGATGATGTCTACCCAAGGGTGGAAAGATTTAGTAGAAGATATTGACAAAATAATAGTATCTTTGAATAATATCTCTGTAGTTTCTGATGAGAAAGACCTACAATTCAAAAAAGGTGAACTTTCTATCCTAACTTGGCTGAAAAATCTTAAAGAGATCAGCGAGAGGGCGTATGAAGAGATTTTATGATTACGTCTGTGAAAACGGACACAAAACAGAAAAGTTTGTTGTTTATGAGGCAACGAACTTGAAGTGTGAGTGTGGGGCTTTGGCTACACGTTCACTCTCTGCGCCAGCTTTTAAACTTGAAGGATGGTCTGGTTCTTTTCCAACGGCTCATGCCAAATTTGGAAAGAGTCATACTGACAAGTTGAAATCTGAGCAGAAACTCAACTCATAAGCAATTATGCCGAGTTGAATCTCCTACAACCGATAACGGCAGGAAAAAGGAAACGTATGTTGATTGACAACGAAAAAGAAGAGTTAAGTGAGTTTGACATTGTCGAACAGAAGACTTCACAAAAAGATACTGATAAGTCGGAACTTCCTGATAAATACAGGCACAAAAGTTTAGATGAGATTGTGAAAATGCACCAAGAGGCTGAAAAGCTCATTGGAAAGCAAGCACAAGAAGTAGGCGAAGTCCGTAAGTTAGCTGATGAACTCATTAAACAGAACCTTAGTTCTAGACAACAACAGACTAGAGTAGAAGAGCCTGAAGTAGACTTCTTTGAGAATCCACAGAAGGCAGTTCAAAGGACAGTTGATAGTCACCCTGACATCATTGCGGCTAGACAAGCCACTTTAGAGATGAAAAGGGCGCAAATTCAGCAGAAGTTAGCGCAAGAACACCCTGATTTTGGCGACATTGCCAAAAATGAGGACTTTGCGAATTGGGTCAAATCTAGCCCTGTTCGTATTGATCTGTTCAAGAAGGCTGATGCTGATTTCGATTATGATGCTGCCAATGAACTGTTATCGACTTACAAAGAACTTCGCTCTGTCAAACAGAAGCAAACGAGTGATGCTGGAGAAGCCACTCGCAAGCAGAATTTGAGAGCAGTTGGAGTAGATGTAGGTGGTTCTGGAGAGTCATCAAAACGAGTTTATCGTAGGGCTGACCTTATTCGGCTGAAAATGCAAGACCCTAACCGCTATGAGGCGCTTTCTGATGAAATCATGCAGGCGTACCAAGAAGGTCGGGTTAAGTAAACTTAATTTATTGGAGATTTAAACATGGCTAATACAGCATTCGCACCTAACAATGCAACCACAGTAACAACCGCAGCTAACTTCATTCCTGAAATTTGGAGTGATGAAATTGTTGCCAGTTACAAAAAGAACCTTGTTCTAGCAAACTTGGTTATGAAGATGAACTTCAAGGGCAAGAAGGGTGATGTAGTTCACATTCCCGCCCCTGGTCGTGGTTCAGCTTCTGCCAAAGTAGCAACTGATGCAGTTACCTTAATTGTTGACACAGCATCTGAAGTTCAAGTGTCCATCAACAAGCACTATGAATATAGCCGCTTGATCGAAGATATTGCAGAAGTTCAAGCCTTGAACTCTATGCGTAACTTCTACACCTCTGACGCAGGTTATGCCTTGGCTAAACAAGTCGATACAGACTTGATTCAGTTGGGTCGTTCCTCCAATGGTGGTGCAGGTACTAACGCCTACGCTACTGGTGCTTATATCGGTGGTGATGGTACAACAGCTTATGTTGCTGGTAGCAACAATGAGTCTGCTTTGACCGATGCCGCTATTCGTCGCACTATTCAGCGTATGGATGACAACGACACTCCTATGGATAATCGCTTCTTCATCATTCCTCCTTCAAGCCGTAACACGTTGATGGGTCTTGCCCGTTACACTGAGCAGGCTTTTGTGGGTGATGGCAACGCTATCCGCAATGGTGAGATCGGCAACCTTTATGGTATCCCCGTGTTTACATCTAGCAACTGCGATACAACCAGTGGCTCTAACGCTGCCCGTGTCTGCTTGATGGGCCACAAGGACTCTATGGTTCTGGTCGAGCAAGTTGGTATCCGTTCACAAGTTCAGTACAAGCAAGAGTATTTAGCTACTCTGTTTACTTCTGACACTTTGTATGGTGTTGCCGCCTTGAGGAAAGCCGCTACTGTTGGTGCAGCGACTTCTGCCTCCTTCTTTGCCTTGATCGTACCTGCGTAAGCAGTTGCTATCTTTCCCCTCGCCTTAACGGGTGGGGGGGTTTTTTACATTAAGGAGAATTTATTATGGCAGCAGCAACCGCAGTCGTTTCCCGTAGGGGCAATGACCAGTTTCGTGGTCTTTTTACAGACACTTGGGATGTTTCTTGTACTCTTGATAGCGCATCAGTAGCTACTACTGCAAC